GATAAAAGAAGAATGTAATGTAAGTATGTAAGAGGTATAAAGAGACAGAAGAACAAAGCCGACCCAGGCGGGCCGGCTTTTCTTTTGGGCTGTTTGCTTATGGGCCGCGATTTTCAGCGGACCAGCTCCGCATAGACCCCGTTGAGCGGCATCGCCCGCAGCACCGTCTGACCTGCAGGGTCCACCATCGCGTCGATCACCTGCTCGATGGCCGGGCCGCCCAACGACCAGATGTCCTGGCTGGCGTCCACACCCACCGCCCCGATGCCGAGGAAGCCGGCACGCTCGATGCCGTGCATGACGTGATCGCCCAGCGTCCAGCCCTGCATGTGCGTGGGCAGCGAGCCGCCACCCTGGATGAGGCCCTTCATGATGTCGCTTGCCATCATCGCTGGCACGTACCAGGCGAAAGCGCCCATCGGTGCCAGGTTGCCGTAGTTCATCTCCTTGATCGCACGCTTGAGCAGCGTCTGGTGGAAGCTGTAGCTGAACTGCTTGAGGTGGAACATGAAGGACCACCGCGGGTCGCTGGCCCAGGCCGGGCGCTGAGCAGCGTTCGGCGTGAGCACCGCGCCTTCGACCCAGCGGTTCACTGCGTTGCGCAGCTTCACGGCCGCCTCGCGTGCCTGGTCCTTGGACATGCCCGTGGCCTCCAGCGCCTTCGGGCTGAGCACCAGCTCGCCGTCGGCGTCGAGGTGGACGTCGTCCTTGGTCAGGCCCAGCTCCTTGAGCCAGCGCTCGCTGTGGAACTCCGGTCGGGTGGCGTGCCGCACGATGAAGCGCGTGGCTGCCTTCGTCGCGCCCACACGCATGCCGCGGTTCCAGGCCTCCATGCCGTTCAGGCGGAACAGCCAGTCGTTGACCTTCTTGGCGCCCGGGGCCATGTAGCCCGACGAGTACTCCTCGGCAACGTGGTGGCTGAGCATGACCGCATCCACCGCGCCGATGTCCTCGGCGAGCTTCTCCCAGCGGTCGAGCTGGCGCTGCTTGGGCTGGTCGCGGAACATGTCGCCCCACTGGGTGAACACCTCACGCATGCCGCGCAGGAAGCTGTCATAGGCCTCGCGCATCGTGGCGCCACGGGCGACCATGCCCAGCGGGTCCACGAACGAGGCGAACAGCGTCAGCGGCAGCAGGCGCAGGTTCTGGTACGCCGTCAGCCAGCTCGTGGCCTTGCGCCACCCGTGGGCCGTGTCCTTGCCCAGGGAGCCTTCGATGGCGCCCACCGAATCCTGCACGAGCTGGAGCTGGCGGTCGGCCCAGGCGTCGGCCTGCTTCTTGTCGGTGAACCGCCCGGCGGCCAGCTCCTCGGCGGCGTGCTTGCGCAGCTCGTTGCCGATGCTGTTCAGGCGGGCGTTGAGCACTTCGCCCTTGGCGCCAAAGCGCTGGGTGTACTCGGCGTTACGCGCGCCCTGGTGGAAGTAGTTCGAGAGCGTGCCCACCAGGCTGTCCTGCAAGAACTTCTGCCGGTCGGCCGGCTCGAAGAAGTCGAGGGTGACTTCCTCCTTACCGGCGAAGAACGGCGACAGCACGCCGTCGGCACGGTCGGGGTCGCGCTTGTTGTCGCGCGCCGGGTCCGTCACGCCGGTGAGTGCGTCCCACACGGCTTCGCCGTCGCGGCCGTACTTCGTGGTGACGAGGTTGATGAACTCGGCGCGCTTGTCCATCAGCTTGTTGAAGTCCCAGACGATGGGGAAGTACTTCTCGCCCCGGTCCTGCAGCTCGACGCCCTTCTCCACCGAGTAGTTGTAGAAGTCGCGCAGGAGCTTGCGGATCTCGCGCACAGCCTCGCGGTGCGGGGCGAACGGGATGTCGGCCAGCTCGGCCTCGTCCTGCAGGTACTTCAGCACCTGGGCCGAGTCGCGCTCGCCCAGGTCCTTCACGATGCGGGCCATCCGGTTGTTGAACCGGGTGTACGACGTGCGGCGTGCGTTGAGGTACCCCTCGGGCAGCCCAGCGCTGCCCTCGTCGCCCGGGTTGGTGAACAGCTCCTTGGCCAGCTTCTGCGCGGTGGCGCTGGGGCTGCGAGCCAGCACGGTCTCGGCCGGGGCCACACGGCTGTAGGCCCACTGGATGGTGCGGTCCATCCGGCGGCGAGCCTTCAGGTTCATGGTGCCCTGGGCGATGATCTTGCCCACCACCTGGCCGGCAGCGCTCGGCTGGGCCAGCTTGCCTTCGTGGAAGGCGATCAGGATGTCGGCGGCACGCTCGTGGTCGGAGATCGCGCCGGCCACGCGCCGCAGGAACTTCTTCACCTTGGCGAAGAAGCTCTTGCCGGACGTGCCGGGCAGATCCAGCAGGCCGGCAGCCCAGAACTGGTAGGCGTAGGCCAGGCGCTCTTCGGCGTTGGCCAGCTGGGCCTGGGCAGCCGGGTGGCCGTCGAGCAGCGCGACGAGGCGGTCGAGAGTCGGGCCGTGGTTGACCAGGCTGGCCAGCACGCGCTTGGCCTGCGGATTGGCCTGCACGAACTTGCTGAAGAAGGCGTGCATGGCCTCGTGGTAGGTGGTCTGCAGCACACCGGGCGCGGAGGTGGTGCTCACGCGCACGATGTTCTCGGCCTCGATCCACTCACCGCTGTAGCCGGTCAGGTTGCGGAACTCCAGGCGCACGCCAGGGAGCACCTTGTGCAGGTACTCCTTGGCGCGGATCATGGCCTCCTGGCTGTTGTCGCCGGCGGCAGCGGTGGTGCTGGCCTGGGCGTTACGAGCGCCACTCGGAGTCCAACGACCTGGTGCAGACTCGCGATACCCGCTCTCAGCCAAGAACTTGGCCACCTCGCGCTCACCCACGTTGTACTCGCGGTCGCGGTTGGCTTTGTCGTCGGTGATGATCGTGGCGCGGGCTTGAACCGCTCGGCCGATCTCGTCCAGGTCGGGGGCGATGCGTCCGCCGCGGTTGCCCTCCGCGGAGACGAACACGACGTCTGACGACGTGTATTGGCCGGTGTTGGCGCGAGCGCCCCACGCCTTGGCGTACTTGGCCGTCGACGATGCAGCGGACCCACGGCCGATGAACTTGTTGGCCTGGTCAGACTTTGCCTGGTCTTTCGCAGCGTAGGGGCCAGTGCCGCCCAGGGCAGGACTACGACCGCCACTCAGCGCGCCTTGGGATTTTGGGGCCTGGGCCGCCACCTCCGGGGCGGCACCTTTGAGCATGGCGCGTGCTTCTTTGTCGTCCTTCCACTCGCCCTCGACACCGTCGTAGAACGAGCCCAGGTCGGTATGGGCCGCAGCACCCATGGCAAACGTCTCGTCGAGCACGCGGATCATGTCGAGTGCCTTGTCGAGCTGGGCGTGCTTGGCCCGGTCGAAGCCTTCGGTGGCCTCGAGGTCCGCGCGCTGCTTGCGCAGGTTGGCCTCCGCGGCCTTGCCGCGCTGCCACATGGCGTAGCCGGTCTTCAGGAACTTGTCCACCTCGGCAGCGGTCTTGAAGTCGTACCGCTCGTTCATCAGACGGTCCATCACGTCCTTCTCGTAGGCGGGGTCGCGGGCAGGTGCTGCGGGCTTCGGTGCTTCGGCCGTCGGTGCTGCGGGTGCTTCGGCCGTCGCTTCGGTCTTCGGGGCTTCGTCGAGCTTGGCGAGGGCTTTCGCCCGCAGGCTCTGGGCTCGGTCGATCTTCATGCGGAGCACGTCGGCGCGGAGCATGTCCGCTTTCCGCCCGGCGGTATCGTCGTCCTCGCGACGGACCAAGGACTCCTTGACCTTGGAGAGCTGGTCTTCGAACTGCGCGATGTCCTTGGTGAGCGCTTCTGCCTTCGCCTCCGCCTTCGCCTTCTCGGCCTCCCGCCGTGCCTTCTGGGCTTCCAGCTCTGCCGGGCTCAGCTTAGTCGCGCGCGCAGCGACTGCGGTCGGCGAAGAGTCGATCTCCTCGGCCAGCATCTTGCGGTACTGGCTGAGCGAGATGTTCGGGCTGTCAAACAGCAGACGCGCGCCGGCGAGGGCGTCCTTCGGGGCCATCTTGTTGAGGATCGCAGCGACCTCGCCGCGCATGTCGGCGGCTCGCTGCATCTCGCTCGCGGAGAGATCCATCATCGAGAGGTTGTCGCCGGTCAGGGCGGCGGCAGCAGCGAAGATGTAGTGCGGCGCGCCAACGAGGTCACCCGTTTTATCGCGGCGGGCAGTGCGGATGCGGCGAGCAATCGCGTCGAGACCTTCCTGCGCCAGCTCCATCCCGCGCGACTTGGCCATGGCCAGCGCCTGACCCTTGTTCTCCATCGGGCGGGCACCAGCGGTAGCGTCGAAGCCCTGCGTGCGGGAGGTGTAGCGCTGATCAGCGAACTCATCGGGGGTCTCGGGCGCTTGGAGCTTGTCGAAGAAGTCGAGGGGCGAGATGTTGTCGTCGGAGTCTTCGCGCCAGCCACCCCAGCGCATATTCCACGACACGTCGGCGGCTTTCTTCGGCTCGGCGGTGTATGCCGCCCGCACGCCGCCGTAGGGGCTGGGCTTGTCGGAACCGAACTCGAGCGGCTTCTTGGGGTCGGCGCCATAGTCCTGCAGGCGGGTCTCTTGGTCCACGACCCGCGTGCGCTCTTCCTCGCCCTGGGCGTTAACCTCCACGCGGTCGACCGCCACCGGGCCTCGTGAGCTGCTCTGTACCGTCGAGAAGCGTTCACCGCTCTTGCGGGTCAAGCCGCGCTGCTGCAGGAACTCTTTGCGCCCCGAAGGCGTCCGCAGTTTCCGGTAGTGCTCCCGCTCGCTGGCCGTCATGGCGGCGTACTCTTGCGGCTGGATCTCCGGCTGCACCTCCTCGCCTTCCAGCGGGTCGGCAGTGAAGAAGTCGTGGTCCTGGTCTTCTGCGACGCGATCTTGATACACCTCCCACGTCCGCTGGTCGCGCTTGGGGTTGTCGGTGAGCACCTTCTTCTGACCCACCTCCTTACCGCCTTCGTACAGGCTGATGGTGCGGCTGACCTTCATCGGTCGGCGGTCGTGCATTGGCAGGTTCCGGGCCGCCCGGCCCTCACGGTACGCCTGGGCGTAACTTTCTGCGCGCGCGGCCCGACCGGCCTTGCGGTCGCCCATCGTCTCCGTGGGCAGCGTCAGCGAGTCCGGGATGCTGTCCTCGGCGAATCGCTGCTTGGTTACCTTGCCGCCGACCGCGGTGATCTTGTAGGGCATGGTGTCGCGCACGTCGCCCGAGGCCAGTACGGCGGCGATCCCTGAGGCGAGATCCTTGAGGAACTGGCTGTCGCGCGAGTCGTCACTCAGCTCTTTTTTGTCGGCGTTCTTCTCGAAGTCCGCCGACTTCTGCTCGCGGCGCTGTTTCGCGGCCCAGCGGGCCAGGTCGTCAGCGCGCATGTGCAGCAGCACGGGCTTGCCCTTGCGCTCGCCCCGCGTTGCGAGCGTGGTCGACTCGAAGGTGATGATGTTGTTGTTGTCGAAGACCTCGGCCCCGGCCAGGCGAGCTTCCTCCTGCATGGCCAGGATCTCGTCCGGCTCGGCAGTCGGAGCCGCCTCAACCAGATCCTTGAAACGGTCAGCGGTCGCCTTACGGGCGAAGTCGACGGCGCGCGAAGCCTTCTCGACAAGGTAGCTCAGCTCGGCTGGCTCCATGCGCTCGACCAGTCGGTCGCTGAGCTGCTCCGCGACAGCCACCTTGTGGTAGTCGAAGAACTCGAGCGCGGATGCATACAGGTCGCGCAGGCGGTCGGCAGAAACGCTGCCCAGATCGCTCGCGCCGGTGATCGCCCGGCGGAAGCGAGCCCGGGTCTGCATGCGTCCGGCGCGGCGGTCCTTGTCGAGGGCGGCGCGTTCTTCAGAGGGCAGCTCGTCATAGCTGCTGAACTCCTTCAGGTCCGGCAGGCCCAGGCGTTTCGGCGCGGGCAGGGCGTTGGGGTCCGTGCCCGTCGGTACTGCGGCATCCAGCGTCGCAGAGAGATCGCTCAGGAGCTTGCGCAGCGCGCGCTCGTCGTCCGCAGAGAGTGGGCTGTCCTTGCTCTTCAGCGCCTCGGCGAGGACCTTGCTGCGGTAGCGGCGGTAGGTGTCGAGCACCTGCTCGGGCGTGTAGCCCCGCTCCTTCATCACCGTCAGCGCGCTCTTAGCCGAGACCTGATAGCGGTGCCCATCGTCGCCCTCGGTGCCCTTCAGGCGCAGCTGCTCGGCCATATCGGCCAGGCGCTTGTCGAGCGCCCGCACGTCGGGGTCGTCCGGCGACTGCTTGTGGAGGATGCGCTCGGGGTCGAACAGGTTCGGGAGGTCCTTCCCACGGAACGGGTCGGGGCGCTCTTTCGTGCCGGCCTTCAGCGTAGGAGTGCGATCGAACCCGTACAGCTTTGGCGCGGCGCCGTTGGCCAGCGCCTTCTCGGCACCGCTCTGCTTGCCGGCCTCGTAGTCCTCGCCGAACTGCTCGCCTTCGTCGTCCTCGATGGCGGCAGCGGTCTTCTCGCCGCCCTGCTCTGCCTCGGTCTCCGGGTCCTCCATCTGACCGCTGTACGCGCTCAGCAGGCCGTTGAGCACCTTGGGGCCACCCACGGCCTGCTCCAGGAGCTGGCGCTGCTTCGCCGTCGCACGGCCTGTGGCCACGCGGTCGACCGCACCCAGGAACTCCGAGCGCAGCTGGGCGCTACCGGCCAGCTCAGCGCGGGCCTTGTCCGGCAGCAGGCGCATCAGCTCCATTGCGGTGCGCGCGTCGTCTTGCTCGTAGGCGGTGTCGTGGTTGCGGATGGTCTCGTCGGCGACTCGGTCTCGCAAGGCATCCAGCATCTCATGTCCGTTGGCAGACATGAGCTTCATCGCCTCGATTCGGGTGATCGCGCCGTCCCGACCAAACGCAGCGTCCATGTCGCGTGCCAGGGAGTTGATGGCGCGCCGGATCTGCGGGGCCATCTCGGCGGCTTTCCGGCGCTTGCCCGACTTCGAGGTCTTCGCGCTCTCGCTGAGCGTGATGAGGTCGCCGAAGTCCTGGCCGAGGCGCTCGAAGTGCTTCCCCGCACGTCCGGTGCGCAAACCGAAGGTCGAGTTTTGCGCCTCGGCCCCGAGGTACGCCCCGAACGTGTCGCCCAGAGACTCGTCGAACGCCCCGGTCTGCTCGGCGCCCTGCATGTTCTTCTTCGTGGCCGCAGCGGTGACGCCCTCGACCGCAGCCTTGCCCACCTTGAACGCGCCCTTGGCCGCCGCCTTCACACCGCGTGTGGCGAGGCCGCCGGCGATGCGGGCCAGCTGCTCGGCCGGCGTGCCCTGCTCAGCGCGGCGGATCAGCTCGTCCTGGTTGTGGCGTTGCGCGATCTTCGTGCTGGCGGCGTCCACTGCACTGCCCAGCATGTCGATGTCGCCGGCACGCGCGCCCTCCTGGATCTGGGCCAGGAGGTCTTGTGCCTCCGGGTCGTCCTGGAACTGCGGCAGATAGCGCTGGGCCATCTTCACGCGCGACTTGAGGTCGTCCATCGGGTCGACGCCTTCAGGCACGCTGTTCAGGTAGTCGATGTCGGCCTTGTCGAACTGGATGCCAGATGCCTGCGGCTTGCCGGCTTCGGGCGCGGCGTCTTCGCCCAGGTCTTCGCCGGCAGCATCGCCCCGGCGGAACACACCCACGGCGCGCGCCAGCAGGCCCTTGCCCTTCTGCGCCGCCTCGGTCACGGTGCCGGTGGCCAGGTCGGCCACGTCCCCGGCCTTCTTGCCGATCGCGTCGCCCGTCTTGCCCAGGCGGTCGTGCCCGGCCTGGGCCATGTTCGAGGCCAGGCTCACCGGACCAGCACCGACGAAGCCGCCAGCGAACGAGTCGACCAGCTCCTGGGTGTCGCCGGTGGTGTCGCGGTTCGGGTTGATGCCCGACTTCATGAGCTGGCTGCCCTTGGCCTGCAGGGCCTCGGTCGTGCCCTCACCGACGAGGTCGAGACCCGCGCGGGCGCCGAGCGGCATGCGGTCGAGCGCACGCAGCGTGCCAGTGCCCACCACGCGCCGAGCTGCCGCTGCCGGCAGCAGGGTGTCGAGCGCGGCGGCGCCGAGGCCGTAGGTGTTGGCTTGGCGGTTCAGGTCCTGGGCGCTGATCTTGTCGGCCAGGGTCGGGTCGTTCATCACGTCCGCGCCGAACTCGCCGGTCAGCTGCCGCTGGTTGATGCCGTAGGCTGTGGCCGGGGCCGCGAACTGCGTCGCCAGCTCGACCGCGCGCCCCAGCGGGGTCTTCGTCATGCCGGCCAAGCGCCCCAGCCCCTGGACGCTACCAGCGGCCATGAGGGGGTCTGCCATCGACGCAGCGCCCTGCCCCACCTGCCCGGCAGCCCAGTCCAGGCCCGAGCCCAGGCTGTTGACCTGGGCCAGGCTCTGCACCTGCGGCGCCACACCGGCGCGGACAGCTTCCAGACCCTGGCGCTGCAGGCGCAGGTTCTCGGCGCCCTGGATGTCGCCGTTCGCACGCAGACTCATCTCGTCGGCGGCCAGGGCGTTGATGTCGGTGCTCAGGCGGCCAGCTTCCCAGCCGCGGCGCAGGCTGCTCTTGCCGTCATTGGCCAGCGCCTGCATGGTCTCCTGCGACGGTGCGGCGTCCAGGGTGAACAGGGGGTTGCGGAGGGATGCCATGCTTCAGTCCTTGCGCTTGGTGGCGCCGTTGTTCTCCAGCATGCGCAGCACGCGCTCGCTGGCCTGGTCGGCCGGGATGTAGTAGGTGTCGCCCTTGGCGGTGCGGATCTCGTAGTCGCCCCGACTGACGTCGCCGGGGGTCAACGCGCCGCTGACTTTGCCCACACGGCCGAAGGTCGCGCCGCGCAGCTCCGGCAACTGGCTGATCTCCGGCGTGGCCGGGTCCCACCCGATCATCTGCAGCAAACCGTTGTTGCGGAGGCGGTTCATACCGCCCACTGCCTGCACCGCCGCTTGGACCTCGGGGGCCAAGGCCTGGCGTTCCTGGGTGCTCATGGACGCCCACTTACCGCTCGTCATCCGCATGGCGGTGTCGTAGAGCTGGTTCTGGAGGGCCTCGTTGGTGTACGGCTTGTCGTCCTTGTCGAGCATGGTGGCCATGCCGCGGAAGTAGCCTCGGGCGTCCTCGTTGTTCTTGGTGTCGAGCCCTTGGAACCCCGTGGCAGCCTGGATCAGGTTGCTCGGATCGCCGCCCATCTGGAGGATGAGCTGCGCCGCCTTGCGCGTGTCGCCGCCGGCCATCTGCATGGCCTGGGCCTGAATCGCCATCTGGGTGGCCTTCAGGCGCTGGTCGTAGCCGTAGCGCAGGCCGGTAGCCTGGGCCTGGGCGAGGTTGCCCTCCAGGTTGCGGTCAGCGCCGTACATCGCCGCATCGGCAGCGGCACGAGCGTTGAACTTGGCAGTTTCGGACGCGAGCTGGGCGGCGTCCGACTTGTCCAGGCTGTCCAGGGTGCGCAGGCCCAGGGCGCGGGTGCGGGGGTCGATGGAGCTGGCCTGGGTGGCGGCGTCGGCCCGCTGCTGCTCGGGCGAGCGTGCGAAGGCGTTGCCATTACGGCCAGTGTTAAACCCGGCGGGTTCGGTCTGCATGGGCTGCTGGGAGGCCGCCAGGGCGCTGCCCATGGCGACCCCTTGGCCAGCCCCTGAAAGGCCCGTGGCGGGGCCAGCAGGCACCACGCTGGACGCCCCGCGGGAGGCCTGGGTGGCGCCCAGACCGTCCACGAGCTGGATGTCGCCCTTGATGTTCTTGCCGCTGTAGACCGTCCGGCCGCTGGCGTCCTTGGTCTTGAAGACCACACCCTCACGAAGGTCATCCGGGAGCTGGGCCGGCACGCTGGCCAGCTCGGGGGCGAAGTTGCGCGACTCGCGCAGGCTCCCCCGGGTGTTGTCCATGTCCAGGCGGCGGGGGTCGTCGAAGCCCACCCCACGGCCCGGGTTCTGCAGGCGGGGGTCAGGGCCGGCGGTTGCGGGCGCGGACTGCCCATTGATGCGGAGCTGACCGCCGAAGGTGTTGCGCAGGCCCCGCTCGTACGCTTCCTTTGCCGGCGAGCCGAACGGGTTGACCGCATCGACCGCCGAGGCGGCCATGCCGCCCAGGTCCATCGTGGCTTCGAGTGCGCCCTTGCTCAGGGACCGACCGGCTGCGCCGAAGTTGCCCTGGCGCAGCGCACTCATCGTGCCTGCTACGCTGGAGTCGACCTCAGGGTCGTCGATCTGATAGGTGCCGAGTTCTTTGCCGGCCGCGAACCCAGCGACCGCCGGGCCGGCGACCCGCCCGACCTTACCAAGTGCACGACCGACGCCCTCGGCCGTCGGGTTGCGCAGCGCGCCGGCTGTGCGCTTGAACCAGCCGGGCTGCGGGTTCGTGGGTGCGACCGGCGTTGCGGGCGCTGCCTTCGGCATCTCCGGCATAGAGAGGCCGCGCCGGCCGTCGCCGTAGTACGCGGGATCGGCCGGGGTACCAAGGGTGGGACGCCGCGAGAGCTGGTCAGCAGTCCATTGGCCGGGGTCGGGAACGGGCGTCGCAGGCGCGACGGCGTTGCGAAGGCTGTCAAACGCGAGGGAACCAGGGGTAGGCATAGAGGTGCTCCGTGAGGAACACCTTCATTGCCGCAGCTCCAGTGGTGGAATGCGTGGATTCTACCGGGTCAGCCGAAAAGATTGACGACCCACTGGAAGAAGCCGCCGAGGTACCAACCGACCGTGAACACGAACCCCGAGTCGGCCGGGGCAGGCGGCACTACGCGGGCAGCGACAAACCCCAACAAGACCAAGATGGCGCCGATCCAGTTACCAGCCTTCTCTGTCATAACCTTCATCCTCCTGCGCCGATCCTACCTCACACGTCGGTGCCGGTGTAGCCCGTCGAGGCGTGCAGCGCGTTGAGAGTTGCGGCAGCTTGCACGCTGATAGCCTGCATCGCGTTCGTGATCGCCCCCACCTTCTCCTTCAGGTAGCCCAGCTCGATCTGGGCCTTGTCCTTCACGAATTGGGTCTGGATCTCGTAGACGCCCATCGAGTTCTTGAGCAGCAGCTCCTTCAGGCCCACCTGCGCCTGGTAGTACGCCGTCAGCGCCTGTTCCAGCTGAGCCGAGGCCTGGGCCGACTGCACCACCTTCTCGGCGGGGAAGGTGTAGCCGAAGGTCATGCGGGCCAGGTAATCCAGCCCCGCCTGTACCGACGCCTTGCGCACGTCCAGCGCCGTGGTCAAGGCGAAGCGGGTGTTCTCCAGCTCGATCTCGGCCTGCTTGATGGCCACCTCGCGCGAGGACTTGGCCAGGTTGTCGCGCAGGTTCTGACGCACCATCAGGAGCTGGTGGGCCGCAGCGCCAGGAGGCAGCGGGTACCGGCGGGCCGCCCAGGCCGCAGTGATCTCCTCCTCGCCCTGCTGGGCCTCGTCCTGCAGGCGGTCGCGCTCCCGCTGCCAGATCTGGTCCTCGACAAACGGGCTGAGCCCGGTGCCCCCGGTGGTCAGCGCCTTGTTCACCCAGGCCTGAGCCGCGGTGTACTCGGCGTCCCAGGGGAAGTTGGTGCTGAGGAAGCCCGTGAACATGTTGGCCAGCTGGCTGATCAGCTCCGTGGCCCCCGTGCCCATCTCGGCCAGCAGCGTCGAGCGCCGGGCCAGCACGTCGCCCGTGTTGATCGTCGCGCTCACGCTCGGGACGGCGATGCCGTTGAGCGTCGGCGCGGCGGCGCTCGCTGCGTCGATGGCCTGGGTCGCATAGTCGTCGACCTGGACCATCTTCGCCTGGGCGATGTCGTGCGAGGCGTTGATGACGCCGGCGGCAAAGACGGCAGCAGCAGAGCTGCCGGTGTAGTTGATGATGGGCATCAGATCCTCCGAGTGAGGTTGGCGATCATGAGCTGCACGCTGGCGAGGTCGAAGTCAGCGCCTTCGACGTTGACCAGCTCAAGCAGGATGTGGGTGGCTTTCAGGCCTCGGCCGCAGTCGGCGCGCTGGGTGGTGAGCAGCGGGTTGTGCGTCCGCAGCGGGTAGGTGAAGGTCTGCCCGTTGGCGGTGATCCGCACGGCCATGTTGCCGCTCGTGCCCAGGTAGACGTACTGCACGGTCTTCTGCATGGTGCTGCCCAAGAGCTGCACGCCGAGACTGACCGTGGCGGCGATGGGCTCTCCGTCGTCACTGTCGCCGCCGAGCAGGTAGATGCCGTCGGCCCTGCAGGCCAGCTCGTCCGAGTAGCCGGTGAAGTCGTGGTTGGAGTACATGGCGCTGGCGCCGGTCTCCGCGTTGATGATCCAGGTGGTCATGCGCCGTCCTTGGAGTTGTGGGCGTAGCAGATGTGGAGGTATGCGTGACGCTTGCCGTCGTCGGGCACGCCGCCGCGCTGGTTGGGCCCCGCGACTTCCGAGTCGGCGAGCAGCGTGGTCGAGCTGTCCTGCAGGTTGTAGAAGAAGCACTTCGAGCGCAGCTCAGCTGTGGTGAGGTCGGGCGTGTATTGGCGCCCAACGACGCACAGCAACCGACTTGGGTCGGTCGGGTCTGCTGCGGCCTCAGCAAACACGTTCGTGCCCTGGACCCCCAGCGCCCCGGGGATGTCGGCGATCACCGCCGTGCCGTGCCGAAGCTCCGCCTTGTCCACTACAGGCGGCGCTGGCAGGAAGACTATGCGCTCCGGCGTCACCGAGAGATTGGGGAACGTCGCTGTCTCGGAAGCAGACACGGGGCCTTGGCTGACGGGGTAAGTCACCCGATAGACGCCGACCCGCAGATCCAGCGGCCATAGGGCGGCGTTCAGGCTGCCTTCGGCGGACGCAGACTCGCTGAGCGTGACCCCCTCGCCGAACGTCCCTGACAAGGCCAGGAGCGAACGCGTCCGCTGCTCCGTGCTCGTCAGAAGCAGAACCTCTTGCCCGCCCACCAGATATTTGTCGGAGTTGGACTTGTTGGTCCAAGACGTCTCCTCGATCTTGGTCCCCTCGATAGGGGCACCCGGACCCGGAGAGTCGTTGGTGAGTTTGTGAAGGACGAAGGACTCTTGTGTACGCTCCGTCGAGACCACGTACAGGGTCGGCGCGCTCGCACCTGCTGCGAAATCGGCGGCCCCTACGGAGTACCCGAGAGTCTGTGTGAGCGTGGTGGTCCCCGACTCCGCTGTCCCGCTGGTGCTCGTGGTCGTGCCACTCGGCACACCCGTGACGAGGTCCCGCGTGCTGGAGAACGCCGGGGCTCCCCGCCCCGGGCACGACATCAGCACGGGCGATAGGCGGTCGGTGCCGGTACACACGGCGGCGGTCCCGAACGAGTCGAACAGAAATGGACCGTCGTAGTCGTCCCCCGACGCGCCCAGCGCCTGCAGTCCTGGCCGGATGTCATAGGCCGAGTAATCCGTCCCAGAGGTCTGCCCGGCCAGCTCCAGCGGACACACGATGTACCGCCATGGGCCGAGAGTGGCGGCGCCGAAGGGCTGCCAGAAATCCCACGCCACCATCTTGAGGAAGTCCTTCACCACCCCATCGGTGCCGGCAAGTCGGACGACGCAGGCCCCGACGACGAGGTAGGGGGTCACGTACTTGCGTCCGTTGACCCAGATGGCCGAGCCGTACGGAGTTGCGTAACTCTGAGTCAGAAGCCCATAGCTGTACCAAGAGGAGAACGCCCCAGGCAGACCGTTCTCGGCCACTGAGTTGTCAGCGCCGTACTGCGGGCGCGTTGGCGAGCCGTACCGCCCCCGGGCCCGCCACGACACCACCGTCTTCTTGTCCGCACTGACCCAGTTGATCGTGCGCATGTAGGGCGTGTCAGACCGCTGGGCGCCGACGACGTCCGTCTTGCCGTCCTTCTTCCGCAGCTTCAGCATGACCGACGGCCGGGCGTGCGGCACAGCCGTGTAGACGCCTGTCGGACTGTAGTACCCAGCCGTCGCCGGGTCGACGTCACTGATGCGGAACTTCAGCCGCACGTCATCGCCCGGCAGGCTCTCCACCTCGCGGAACATGCCCTTCTTGCGGGCGATGAAGCCAGGTCCCGACGAGGTCTGGTATGGCGCGTCGGTCATTTCGAGGGCGCGCAGCTTCCCCTCGCCGACGGCGTTCGGGCCGCCCCACAGCTTAGGGAAGAAGCTCTTCATCGCGTGCTCACCAGGAATTGCTTGAGCCCGCCGCGCTCGATGAAAGTGCCGGCGGCCGAGTCCATGAGCGGGAAGTCGATGTCGCGCTCTTGGAGGTTCTTCGCCACCCCGTTGTTGTCGGCACGCACGAGGCCGCGATGGCTCATCCACCACACTGCCTTGCCATTCGGCACAGCGCCGCTGCCACCGAAAGGCGCTCCGTAGGGCAGGACCACGCGCGGCTCCGTCTCGGCCAGGTCGCCGGCGAACCAGTACGCCTGGTCAGCGACGACGTAGACGCCGTTCTCGCACGGCTCCACGACCGTGATCTCGGCGGGCAGCGGGATGTACCCCTTGCTCGGCACGCACAGTGCTGAGTAGGGCTCGCTGAAACACAGCGTGTTGCCGGTGGCCACCAGCACGCGCCCCATGTGGCTGCGCACGATGCGGCCCACCGGCAGCTCGGCGAGGTTCTGGGTGTAGCACCGTGCGCCGAGCGGCCCCACCGACGTGATGAGCACCGTGCCCGCTGACGACACGGTGCGTGCGCGCTGGAGCGTCTGTCCGTTCGGAGCCGTCAGGTAGATGTTCACTTCCTCCGCGCCAGCAGGCAGCGCAGGGACCTCGACGGCCAAGCCGCCGGGCGACTCCAGGGTGATGAGCACGGGCGTGGAGGCGGGGCCCAGCCCGAGGGCGCTGGCGAAAGCAATGGCGACCTGGTACGCGCCGGCAGGCATGACGCCAACGACTGCCGACACGGTTGGGGGCGGCGCGGCAGGTGCTGCGAGCGGGAGCGCCTCGTCGCCGACGATCCGCCCCATCTCATGCCCGTTCGCGAACAGCACGTCGCCGACGGGCGTGGCCGAGAACGACATTCGCGCCCCCGGCTCAAGTCCGCTGCGGGGCGTCACCACCGTGCGATCGGGCAGCACGATCTTCAGGTCCTGCCCGTCGACGAAGTAGTGCCGGTCGCCGATCTTGGCCAAGCTGTGGCAGTCCGTCCCAGGGACGAGCTTGACGTAGCCCGGCCGGCGCCGCAGCGTGCCTGCGTTCGTGACGTCCACGTTGGTCGCGCTGCGCAGAAGCTGCACGCGCTCCTCCACGTCAAAGAGCGCGTGGTCGGGCAGCCGGTTGTTCATGCCCCGCTTGAACGGGCCGAGGGTGGGGTTCGTGATGCGCGAGGTCATGGCTCATTCTATCGCCGATAGCAAAACGACAAACGAGGTAGAGCCACGCCCCAGCGGAGTTGACCGGGGCGTGGCTCAGGTGGGGAGTTGGATACGGAGGTAGCACGAGTCCCCCGAAACGGCGGCCACCCCCCACTGGGCCGAGTGCCGAATTCAGTTCGTCATCTGCCACGCCTGGCGCAGCAGTCGACGACACCCTTTCAGGGTTTCGCCGGTGTCTTTGGCGCTGACTGCGAAGCGGGCGAGTTCGAGCTGGCCGGCTTCATCGATGAGAAGATCTTCTGCATCCACGCCTCGTAGTCCGGGATGTCGTTCTCCATCACCTCCTTCGGAGGCTGCGGCACTCGGGGGATGGCCGGCGCGACCTGCACCACTTCGGGCTGCGAGGCGCAGCCGCCGAGAAAGGTCAGCAACGCGAGCGTCGCGATCAGCAAGCTGCGAGCGAAGTTCATTGACGGTCTCCATCTGGTTGGCGTTGGCATCGTGCTCTTTGTCGCGGGCCTTCTCGACCGACCTGGCCGCCACGGTCACGGTCTTCGCCTTGAGCTGAGCGAGCTGGGCCTTGGCCTCGGCGGCCTGTTCGCGGGCGTAGAGCCAGCCGGTACAGGCCAGGAGCAGCAGCACAGCGAGCAGCGCGATAGCGCCGAGCATGACGTGATCAAGACGCTGCATAGACGCCCTCCATGCACTGCTTGTAGGTCGCCTTGCGGCGGGTCCAGAGGCCCGCGCACACGCGGTTGGGCTGCGAGCAGTCCTGCCCCTTGTAGAAGCGCCACTCCAGGATCTGGCGGCACGCACCGGAGTAGTCACCGGCGTTGAGCCTGCGCACGAGGGTCGAGCCGCAGAACGCACCAGAGCCGATGTTGTAGGCCAGGTTCACATAGGCGTCGTACTCGGCCTGCGTGAGCGGCACGCGCACGCACTCCTTGATGGCGCCCTCGAACTTGGACACGTCGCGCAGAGCACGCTCCAGGGCGACGGGCGGCGTGATCGTGTCGCCGAGCTTGACGCCCTCGGTGGTGCCGAACCCGATGGTGGGCACGTCGCCCTTGGTCGGGATGACGGCGGTGCTGGTGTAGCTCTCGTCGCGGGTCAGGCCCACGAAGGCCGCGGCTGACATGGCGAGCGCAGCGACGGCGATGCGGTTGCGGAGTTCCATCACAGGTACTCCCCGCGGATCGCTCGCATGCGCGCTTCGTGCTCAGTCTGGTGGCGCCGGTCCTGGCGCAAACGGAAGAAGATGTTCACCAGCAAGCCGATCACGCCGATGACGATGCCGAGGATCACCCCGGCCTCGCTCGATGCGAACCAGCCCCACACGCTGGTGCCTGCCCCCGCGTAGGTCATCTTGGAAGCCACGGCTGCGGCTGCGGCTTCGGCGGTCTGTTGCTTTACATCGTCCATGGTGCTTACAGAGTTGCGTCGATCTTGGTCTGCACCTGGTTCAGCGTCGTTTGATCCGCAGGCGAAGTCGGGAGGTTGTCGGTCTTGGTCTTGATCTCGTCGATCTTGGCCTCCTGAGCCGGCGTCAGGCCGGAGGCCACGGTCAGGGTGCGAGTGGTGTTACTCCACACGGCATTGGCGATAGCCGACGTATCGACCGTGATCGCGCTGTAGCTGCTCGCAGCAAGGCGGGACGAGACCGCCACGTCCAGTCGGGCCAGCTCTGGCGTCAGTTCGGCGCGGACCGCGGCGGCGTTCTGAGCTGCGGTCGGGGCCGTACTCGGCGCCGTGTACGAAGCGGCTGCCAGCCGGCTGCTGACGGCGGCGTCCAGTCGGGCCAGCTCGGCCGCCAAGTTGGTTCGCACCGCCGCCGCCACGTCAGTCGCCGCGGGGGCAGCAGACGGGGCGGTGTAGCTGGCGGTGGCCAGCCGGCTGCTGACGGTGGCGTCCAGCCGGGCCAGCTCGGTCGCCAGCTCCGTGCGCACCGCCGAGGCGTTCTGAGCGGCGGTCGGAGCCGCCGGGCTGGTCAGCGTGCGGGTCGCGCTCGCCCAGACGGCGTTGGCGATGGCGGCGTTGTCGACCGTGGTAGTGCCGCCGGAACCGGACACGCTGATCGCGTAGGCCTTGCCCGGGTCCATCTGGATGCTGCCGCTGTTGGTCGCGATCACGGTGCTGCCGTCTTTCCGTGTGAGGTGGCCGCCGATGACGCGCAGCGGAATGCCGCTCACGTTGTCGAGCTTCATGTCGACCAGGGCTTGGTCGATCACGAAGTTCACGTCGTCGATGGCCGAGAGCGCGCCGAAGAACACGCTGCGGATGCCCTCCTCGGTGGTCTGGTAGTGCTGCATCCAGGCGTAGAGCCGCTGCACGGTCGTGATGCCGTCGGGGTCGTTGATGTCGACTTCGATGTTCGTGCCGTCCGTCGCGAACTCGGTGACGGTACTGCCGTCGATGCCGGCCTGCAGGTAGACGGTGTCCTCGTCCTGCACGTCGAGGAACGACAGGCCCGAGGACGTGAGCACGCCGACTGTCTCGAGGGGCAGCTTGGTGCTGTGCTCGGCGCGCAGCCGGATGATGTGCGACGAGACGTAGGTCGTGGCCAGGGTCAGCCCGGTGCCCGCGAGCACCCCGTTGTAGATCTCCGTCGCCGACGTCAGGTCGTAGATCTGCACGCGGCTGCCGGCGATCAGTGCGGGCGCGGTGATCGTCACAGCGCGGCCGGTCGCATCAGTGAACGCGCCGGTCACGTTGCTGCGGCCCACCACGCTGTAGCTCGTGGTGAAGTCGCTGCCGTCGCTGCTGGTGATGTGCACGGCCCGGCCCAGGTTCGCGGTTTGGCACAGGTCGGCGATGCATGCCTGGAACACCTCGGCCGTGGTCACTGCGCCCGTCACCGTGATGGTCTGAGCGGTGTGGTCCACCACCACAGGCAGCGCCAGAGCGGCTGCTTCAGTCATGGTGATGCGCGGGTCGGCCGTGCGGTAGACGTTGTTGTCGAAGACGTAGCCGAAATGTCGGACGGTCTCGACCCAGGGGGAGTCGGGCACGCCGTCGAACCAGCAGTAGGCGCCCGTCGTGTTCGCCGCAGACGCCGCTGAGTAGGTCACCGTGACATCCACCCGGTAGGCTTTGGTGTTAGACACCGTCAGCGAATAGGGGTGCCAGGCGTCCGGAGATCCTGCGGGGGCAACAACCTGGACATCTGCCTGCCCCGACACAGAGGCCGTCACTCGCGGCGCAAAGCTTGTGCCGTAGGTCGCGTTGTAACGCATGGCTCCGACCAAGGTGGCAGTCTGTCCTGCTGCGAGAGGGAAAGTGAACGAGTAGGTGTGAGTGATGCCGGAATACCAGCAGTCCATCCGTACGGACGAAGCGCCACGCCAATACACGTCGTTGTCGCGGAGCATGCTGCCGGCCGGCGTGTACCGCTCGTGCTTTGTTGGGTCCGAATCTCGATACATGATGCTGACGACGGTGTCCTTGTAGGTCGTCTCGAGGTTGCTGCCGACCCGAGCAAGCGACATTTGAGGCGGCATCGTGCAGTTGCGGAACGTGACGTTGTAATAGATGCCGCCTGCTTTGAACTTGAGTGCGGTGGTCTGCGCCGCAGGTCCGTTCACAGACCCGAAATCGCAGTCCGAGATATCGAGCTTCGGCATGTTTGCCGAAGTGAACGCGCCCACGTCAAACAGCGAGGTAATGTTCGGCGCTTTGATGCCCTTCAGCAGTGCGGATGCCTGGACGCTGCTGGTCCCTCCCGAACCCCACAGACCGCCCCCGAGGCAGGCCAGCACCTCGATGCCAGAGTGGGACACCGGGAATGCTGTCGACGTCGATGCGGTCGCGCAGTACGCGAAGCCGACGTAGTTGTCGCCGCCGGTGAACCCCGACCCAACGGCCATGTAGCCGATCGTGGCGCTGCTGTTGTTGGGGCCGATAGTTGAGAGGCATTTTGTCGCAGTAGGGCTCGACCCCAGGATGCCGACCCCTTGGACAAACGAAGAGCCGAACACAATCGTCTGAGTCGAACCGACCACCGACCCCAGGTTGTGAGCGCTCACCCCCTCACACTGCACCAAGATCGACGCCGCTGCGGTGAGAGAGAGCGTTGCCTGGTTCAGGTTCGACGACGTGTTCGTGCCGATGTTTCGCACTTCCAGGTAGCCAACCTCAAAGGCGCCTGCGGCTTGCAGTGAGCCTGAGATGTTCAGTTGGCAAGCCGCCTGAGGCATCCAACGCACATTGCGGGTCATGTTGGCGACGCGCCGCCCAACAGAACTCCCCTCAGGCAGGGCTGCCCCGAGGGTGACCAGCACCCCCGTGGTAGTGGGGGTGATCGCAGTGATGGCGCGGATGCTAGTCAGCGTCGGCATAGTCGCCGTCGCAGAGGCCGGTCCGAACGTCAGCCAGTCGCCAACCTGCCACCCTGAGGCGTCTGCGACGCGGATGACGGTGTCGGTCTGAGCCGCAGCGTCCAAGAAGCTGGTCACGACAGTCTTCGCTGCGCCCCAGACCTTGAATGTCGTGCCGGCAGCAGTCGGCGTGGCGAAGTTGTACTTGAGGTTGGCGAGCGTCGCGCTGCCGTTCGGGGAGAACACCGACGTGACGTTTGCCGGGATGGGATCGTCCTTCGTGCCCTGGTCCCACGCCCCGTTCGCGCCCCAGCCGATGTTTCCGCGCAGCGTGAGAGAGGTGTTCACGGTGCGCGAAAACCGCAGCGTGCCGGCAACCCAAAGGCTGGCGGTCGTGCTCACCCCGTTGATGCTGATCGTCGCGGTGCTGTCATCGCCCCAGGTGTAGGTGCCATCCACCGTCACGGTGTGGCCTGCGCTGATCAGCACGCGGTCGCCCGACACAGGCACGACACCCCCGTTCCAGACGGTCGGGTCGGATGCGAGGCCGCTCTTGATGCTGTAGATGTTTGCCATGTCAGGTGTAGCTCAGGGTTGTGCGGTTCGGCCAGTCGGCGGCCAGGTTCGCTGTGGCGCGGCTCGTGATCGCGGGCGGGTAGCTCGCGTAGTCGAGGCGCAGGATGCGCGTCGCGTAGCCGACGTAGGCCACGGGGCGGCTGGCATCGACCTGCAGGCTCTTGCCGTACGGCAGCGCATCGGCGCCGGGCTCCCCCTGCGGCCCGACCTCGCCCTGCGGCCCGACCTCGCCCTGCGGCCCGACCTCGCCCTGCGGCCCTTGGATGCCTTGCGGGCCAGGCTCGCCCTGGGGGCCTTGGGCACCGTCGTCGCCCTTGTCGCCCTTCGGCCCGTCCACGCCCGGCAGACCCTGGGCGGCGACCTCCAGCACGACGAACTCAGGCTCCCCCGCGGGCACCTCCACCACGGTGGTCTCCGCGCTGACTTCCGCGACGATGGGCGTCGCGTCCTCCAGCACGATGGCGGTGACGGCGGGGGACGTGCTCATCGCGTCACCTGCGGGTTCACGCGGACGATGCCGGCCATCAGGCGCACGACGCGCCCGCTCACCGGGTACACCAGCTCCAGGTCATAGACCGCGTCGCCCGCCGGCAGCTGGCTCGTGGCAGCTTCGTCCAGGTCGATGGTCAGCGTGCCGGCAGGGCCGCCGAGGGCCAAGCGGCCGTTCTCGGTCGTCATCTCCAGCAGCACGTTCTTGGCCTGTACGGTGGTGCGGATCTGGGCCCGCGCCGTGCAGCCGGAGAAGTCGACCGGCCCTGCAGGGTCGCCCACCTTCCAGGTGATCGTGCGCGTGTAGTTCGCGCCCTGCAGGACGTTCAGGGGGAAGTTGGCTGGCTTCATAGCTCGCGGCAAGTTCGGTTCGGTCAGGGCAGCGGTCTCGGCCGAGCCGCTGGAGACCAGGCTGTCGAGCAGCACGGCGCCCACGGACTGGAGCTGCGGCATGCCGGCCATTGCGGCCTGGACCACATCAGCCAAGGTCGTGGAGCCGACCGCCTGGGCGAGCACCTTTGCGACAGCGGCGCCGGCGACTGCTGCCAGCGCTGCCGCACCCGAAGCGACGCGGGCAGCCAGGGCTGCGGACGTGGCGGCGGCGGAGGACTGGGACACTGCTTCCAGCACGACGGCCGACGAGGCAACAGCCCCAGGCGTGCCGCCAGAAGTGCCGAACTCGAAGGTGAGCGCGTTCCCGGCCGGTGGGGTGTAGCCGGCCGCCGAGCTGAAGCTGAACGTCAGGGCGTTGCCGACCGGCGGGGTGTAGCTCATACCTTCTCCACGGGCGTGACGTTCGTGTAGACCTTGGCGTTGTCAGTCGCCGAGCCGGCGGCGATCACCGTGACCGGCGAGGGGTCCTGCATCAGGATGGAGAAGTTGCCTGCGGCGTCGGTCATCCCCATCTGAGCGGTCAGCCAGCGGTCGACCACGATGACCACTCCACCGGGGGCCGGCGGCGGGCCGCCGTCCGTCGTGATGACGCCGGCGATCTCGTAGTCCACCAGGCCCACCGCGTACGTGGTGTTGTCGGCCATGACCCCGTTGTTCAGCGTCCGGGTGCACTGGGTGGTCCAGCTGGCGCCATCGTCAGACCATTGGAGCGCGAACTGGTCAGGCTGCTGCCCGCCCGCACCCGGGGTGGTGCGGAAGTCGGCCGAGACCAGCGCGCGGGGTTCGGACCCGAAGTCGAACTTCACCCACGGCGCCGCAGGGTCCCCCGGCGTGTCGTTGCCGTTCAGCGTGGTGGGCTGGTAGGCCTCGGTGCCGACGGACGCCTCGATAGTCGAGTTGCCGGTGCCGCTCGCAGTCACGAGCGTGGCGGTGCCGAGCTGGAACGAGTACACGGCCTCGTTGCCGTCGGCACCGTACGGCGCCAGCATGCTGAACGTCACGAGGTTGCCACCCTGGGCGTTCGCCATGTTGGCGAACCGCCAGAATCGGTGCGGTTGGGGCATGCTGCCTCCGATCAGGCGTTGCCTGCGGTCAGAGTCTTCGCCGACACCGTGACGGTTTGCGTGGCAGACACAGTCGCGTTGTCGATGATCATGTCGCCGCCGCCACCGGCGACGGTCACAGTGCCCTGCTCATGGCAGGTGTCGCCCGCCGCGTTCAGGATGCGGTAGTAGCCGATGGTGCCGGCGCCGCTGGCCTGGCCCGACCAGGTGCCGGCCAGGGCTTTGGAGCCGCCGGCAGCGTCATCGTAGAAGTTCGACGGCAGAGCCATCTCCAGCAGCAGGCTGCCGGTGGCGGCGGCGGCGCAGTTGGCCGGCATGGCGCCGGAGTAGAAACGCAGCTTGGGGGACGCGCCGATGGCGACCTCGACAGCGTCGAGCATGGCGTTGCGCACGGCGGCAGAGAATTGCACGGTCATTACAGACCTCCGTAGGTGGTGGTGCCAGCACTGCGGCGCTGGCGGCTCAGCTCGGCTTGGACGAAGCTGCAATAGGCGCGGAAGGCACCTTCAAATTCCTGGGCCTTGCTCTTGTCGAAGGTCTCAGCATCCGGCTTCAGGTACGCGCGGGACTTCATCCACAGCAGCAGGTGCTCGTGGTGCTGCTCGGCCACCTCGATCCGGCTGTCTTCGCCGTCGATGCTGCCGAACGGCATCCGCAGGACGCTCAGGTTCAGCACGTCGGCCTTGGTGGGCACGGGCCACACGCGGGCCTTGCCGTCTTCCAGTCCGGTGACCACCGCGCGAACCTCGCCGGTCAGCCCAGGACGGAAGACGTAGCCCTTGTCCTGAGCGGTCTCGGGCGACACGACGTCGAGGCGCCGACCCGTGCTACCGAGCGTGACGGTGCGGACCTTGAGCACTTTCGGGCTGAGGTCGTACCAGGTCTCGCCCGGCACGACCTCGATCTCGGTCACGTAGGACGACGAGTCAGCGATGCCGCCCGTCAGCCGGGCAAGCATCGACTGGGCGCTGTTGGCGTAGGCGAACACCTCCTCGTCAGACCAGAGGTACGGCTCGACGGTGTCCACCATCTCGAGGCGGAAGCGGTGGAGGAGTTCGCCCGGCGTCATCAGTCAGCCTTGGCTTCGCCGCGAGCTTCGACGAACGCGTTCCAGTAGCGCAGGCGCTCCTGGCTCGGCAGGCCCCAGCCCAGCACGGAGTTCACGGCCTTGCCGCCGGGGGCGCCGGAGGCAGCGAAGTCTTCACGGGCGCCTTTCAGCACGATGGCCTCGAACGCAGCGAACACAGCGGCCTGGCGCTCTGCCGGGTCGGTGGGCTCGTCCGTGGTCGACTTCTCGTCCTCGGGCAGCTCGCTCTCGGGGATGGCGCCGACGGCGATCACGTCGTTGTAGGCTTCGGGCGGCACGTAGGTCAGCTCGCCCTTGACGAAGTCGATGACGTGGCCCTTCGTGGTGGGCACGGTCAGCGTGCGGTGCAGCTTGAATTTCATGTGGGTTCTCCTGGAAGAACGGGGCCGAAGCCCCGTTCATTTCAACGCGACGATCAGTTCGGCTGCACCTCGTGGGAGCGGCCCGTGATGGTGTAGAGCGCGCGCACGGTGACGGTGCCCGCGGTGGCGTTGCCGCCAGCGTTGGCGAACGTCAGGCGCAGGTCCTCGCCGTTGCCGCGGTAGCCGGTGGGCACCAGGGCGGTACGGCCGGCGGCCTTGATCGACGTGGCGGCCAGGTAGCGGGTCGCGTTGCCCGAGTCGCCGACGGCGACGGTGGCGGTACCCGAGTCGTTCGATGCGGTCTCCACGACCACCTCACCGCCGATGAGGACGGCGTTGGTGGGCAGGTTGATCGCGTCGAAGACCGCGGAGGCACCGCCGGCGCCGAAGGCGCGCACAGCGCCGTCGGTGGCCACCATGGTGTCCGTCAGACTGAAGGTGAACTCAGCCACCAGCGGGTACTGGCGGGCGCTGTTCTTGCGGAGTTGCGGCATGGTCGTACCCTCCTTATTGAGCGACGTAGCACGAGATCACGCCGAAGTCTTCGGTGCTGTTCTCGTAGATGGTCTGGAAGGTCGGCTTCTTGAAGCCCAGGATCTTGCCGACCGAGATACCCTGCTGGTTCTCGTAGTCGAAGCCCTTCTCCTCCCAGTACGGGGCGCCGATGTCGGCCATGCCCAGCGACTGAGCGCCGCAGAACAGGATCTGGCAGCCGTCCACGTTGCCGGTCGCGCCCCACTTGCTGCCGGCGGCCGCGCCACGGGTGTTGTAGACGTGGCGGAACTCGTGCAGGTAGATGCCGTCGATCTTGACCGAGCTGCCGCTGAACAGCGCCTCGTTCTTGTCACGCTGCTGCGAGTGACGCAGGTTCAGCATGTAGTCCGGGTCCTGCTTCAGCTTGGCGAAGGCCGTGGGCGACAGGAAGGCGTGGAAGGTCTCCTCGCCGCCATCCATCACGCCGCGGATGTAGCGCTCCTTGGCGTAGGCCTTCAGCTGGACGAACATGCTCCAGGTCGGGGTGTCGGTGGCGGCCAGGCCGGAGGTGGCAGCGCCGGCAACCAGGGCCTTGGCGGTGCCGTCCCAACGCAGGCGGCGGTTCGCGGTCGGGGCCGACACGTCGGCGGCGAACTCCAGGAACTGCAGGTCCGAGCCCACGCGGTTGCCGCCGGTGTTGGTCTTGCCGTACGACACACCCGACAGCGTCAAGAACGCCATCTGGTCGATACGGTCGGCGAGCCAGTAGGCCAGCACGTCGCGGCTGTTGTTGCGGAACTCGACCACGGACTTCTGGTCGGCCATGCGACCCTCGTGGCGGTTGGCGTGACGCAGCTGGTCGATGCGGATCACCTGGTCGAAGGACTGCATCGCCTCTTCGTTGCCTTCCAGGGTGCGGTCGCCGGCAACGCCGTCGCCGACCAGGTCAGCCAGCAGGGTGATCACGGCGCGAGCGCCCTTCTCCGACTTCTTCAGCTCCGTGATGTGCTGAATCATCGAGTTCGGGCCGTTGCCCAGGAACTTGTTGACGAAGGACATGTTGCGAGCCTGCTTCCACAGGTCGCGCGACCAGACGGTCTTCTGCTCCGAGGTCAGAGCAGCGAAATTGGTCAATGCCATGATGGCATCCTTTCCAAATCTTTGAACGAGAAACGATCCGCGGACGGACCACTGCTTGCTCAGATGTCGCTCTGACGGGGCGGAAAAGTGGAAGGGCTATCGTGCCTTGCCTTACCGACAGATCGAAGTGTAATCGAAAAACGAGAAACGACGCCAGAGGCGTCGTTTCTTTGTCGGTCAGCGAGCGAGGGTCAGTCGCGGGCCTGCTCGCGTGCAATGGCACGCACCACGCCCATGAAGATGTAGTCCTTGGCCCGCTGCTCGGGCGGCAGGTCGCCGAACGGCACCATGCACGGGTGCAGCTTGTTCTCCGGGTCCTTGTAGGCCCCGTACTTCCAGCCCTCGTTCAGCTTCTTCTTCATCCAGGCCTTGTGCGAGGCCTCGGGCCCGGCATGCGGGTCGGCCAGGTGCATCTCGACACCGGCGATGGCGCTGTCCTTCTGCCACTGCGGGGCGTCCTCCCAGACGGGCTGGGAGAAATCGCCGAGCGCCATGCAGTAGGCGCGGTTCACTTCGTGGGCCACGCGTGCGATGGCCAGGGTCAGGTCGTTGCTCATTTGGCACCTCCGGCGAGCTTTTCCTTCAGGGCGTAGCCCATCAGGGGCCAGATCTTGTTGACCGCGTTGGCGCGGGCGATCTTGCGGCCCACCTCGGCGTCGAAGTTCTCAGGGCTGGCGCAGGCCGACTCGCCGGTGACGGTGAAGCCGTTCTTGAGGACGAGCACGCAGAACGTCAGGAGGCTGGTGGCAGTGGAGGCCATCCTGTCATCTCGGCGGATGGCGCAAAGCTGCCCTCGCGCCCTCGAGCCTTCGATCCCGTCATCGGCCGTGAAATAGAACTCGGCGCTGATGTTGGCCTCAACGTCAGCAGGCGTCACGCGCGGCGCGGTCAGCCCCTTGGCCTGGATCTCTTGCTCGATGGCGTTGTCGTCGGTGCGCGGGGAAGTGATGTGCATCATGGTCGTCTCCCGATCAGAACTCGTCGCCGCGCATGCGGGACAGCTCTTCGTCCGTCAGCTTCGAGAAGTCGGCGTGGCTCATCTTCATGACGTCCTTGGCCGAGATGCCGCCGCCCAGCTTGTCGGCGTCCATGCCGACGCGGGCGGTGCTCGGGGGCGTGCGCTTGGTGGCGTCCACGACCTTCGTGACGGCCTCTTTCTTGCGCTTGGCGGCCAAGTCCTCGGCCTTCACGCGGGGCTGCACCTCGGTGGCGTCACGCTGGGCGCGGGTGTCGACGTCCACGAGCTTCTTGACGGCCTTCTGCAGGGCCTGGGTGGGCGTCATGCCGCGGCGCTCGTAGGTGGCCTTCAGGTCGGCCACGTCCTGCAGGATCTCACCGTCAAAGTCCTCGTGGTCCGGGTTCAGCACCGGGAAGCTCTCTTCGATCCGCTCCAGAGCGGTCGAGTAGCGCACCTGCTCGACGGCACGGGCCTCGGCCGCGGCTGCGCGCATCTCAGCACGGGCCTCGACCACCTGGCGGTCCAGGGTGCGCAGCTCGCGCATCAACTTCGTGGCCTCGGCCACGTCGCCGTTGCCCATGGCTTCGTTGTACTGCTTCTCGAGGTCGACGATCTTGTCTTCGATCTTCGTGATGTCGGCGTTCACCTCGGCGACCTTCTGACCCTGCTGGAACGCAGCGACCTGGCGCTCCAGCTCCTGGCGACGCTCGCGCTCCTTGGCCAGGATCTTCTCGTGGCGGCTCAGCGGGATGCGGGCGCCCTTCTTGGTCTTGCCCTCACCCTCACCCTCGCCTTCGGGGTCCGTCTCGCCTTCAGGGTCCGTCTCGCCCTCCGGCGGGGTCTCGGCGGCCTCGCGCAAGGGGTTGGGCTCGTCCTTGGGAGCGTCCTTGGGAGCGTCCTTGGGGGCGCCCTCGCTGCCCTCGCCGGCGCCGTCAGCGTCCGGGCCGGTCGGGGTGAAGTCGTTGCCGTAGTCGTCGGCCGCACCACCGCCGGTGCTCAGGTCGTCGCCGGCAGGCCCCATGAAGCGGTTGAAGATCCAGTGCAGTTTCATCGTTCTCTCCGGGTGGTTGTGCGGGTCACCGCAGGGATGCGGTGGGTTGACGGCCCCGCGGGTCTTGGGCTGCGGCTGCAGCCTGTGCATTGGCCTGCTGGCGGCGCAGGAGCGCGTTCTGCTGCTGCTCGCGGACCTTCAGTGCGGTGTCGGTCTGCTGCTGCTCGCGCTTCATCGCCAGCTCGGCGTAGTCCATCTCGCGCTCGTGCTCGAACCGGCGCTCGTTGAGGTCGATCTCGGCGGCGGTCTTGGCCAGCTCGTGGCTGTTGTCCTGGGGCGCCTCCGGCCCCTCGATAGGCGTGTTGGCCAGCACCTGGGTCTCGACGAGCGTCTTCTGGGCCTTCGTGCCCTTGAGCTGGGCGTCGGCGTGCTTGTTCGCTGCCTCGGCCTCGATCTTGCCGACCTCGGCGGCCTGGGCGCGCTGCTGCAGCGCGGCGGCGGCGCGGGCCTCGGGGCTCTCGCTGGCGGCGCGGATCTGCTTGATGATGTCGGCCTTGTTCATCAGGCGGCTGGAGTTGATGAGCACCTCGTCCGGGATGGCCACGCCCAGCTCCTTGAGGGCCACGGCCTGCTCGAACTGGCTGTCTTCCAGCGTCTCGCGGTGCGGCACGCTCGTGATGACGACGCCGTACTCGCCCAGGGTGAGGTCGTTGAGCACCTGGCCGGTCTCTTCGATGACCTGGTTGATCGTCAAGTCCTCGGTCTCGCCGGTGACAGCGTCCTTGGTGATCGTGAGCACGCGCTCCTCGCTGTAGAACTCCTGGATCAGGTCCAGGACGTTGCGGGCGAGGATGAAGTCGCTGCGGGTCAGGTTGTCCAGCGGCTTGACCAGGTTCGTGGAGCCGGCCTGGCGCTTCTTGTCGATGGCCTTGGCCGCCACGTCCTCGCGATCGAAGCCCTGCATGCTGTCGGACACGCCCGAGATGCCCTTGATGTGCTCCTCGGCCTTGTAGGACACGCGGTCGAGGCCCGTTGGCACCGGGTTGGGCTGGATCTTGTCGACGGCGTCCATCTCGTTGACTTCGAGCACGAGGCCGGTCTGGGCGCCCTTCTCTTCCAGCTCCTCGACGGTCATGTTCGTCAGCGCGCCGGCCTTGACCTTCCAGCCGCTGTTCGCCGTCGTGTTGACAACGTGCAGCTCCTGGCTGGTGGCCTTGTTGAGCAGCTCCTGGCTGCCCAGCAGGTTCTCGACCATGCCGATGGTCTGCCCGTGGCGGAAGTACGGGAAGAACGGCACCACCGTGAAGTGCTTGTACGGGCTCCAGTCGTCGTGCAGGCGCACGTTGTCGGCGATCACGCTCCAGCGGATGCGGCGCACGAGCTTCTTCGTGACCTGGAAGCCGAACTTCTCGACGAACCAGGCGATCCGGTTGCGGTCGAAGTCGTCCGGGATGGGCCGCATGTCGCCCGTCTCGGGGCTGACGAAGTGCTTCTGCGTGTCCAGGGTGCGGTGCTGGCGCTCGATGAGGCGGATGTTGCGCACCACGGCCGAGAAGTCGTGGCCGCCGCCGTACATCGGGTTGAAGCGCTCGCCGAAGCGGTCGCGGTAGGCCTGGATGCTGTCGTAGCCGAACGGGAAGTAGCTCTGGTCGCGGTTGCGCAGCAGCTCAGCCTCTTCCTTGCCGTACAGCACGGCGATGTCGTCGGCGGTGACCCACTTCGTCGTGAAGATCTCGCCCCAGCTGTCCGGGTCGTACTCCTCGCCGTCCGGGTCGATCACGACGTTCTTGGGGTTCAGGTTCTCGATGCGAACCTCGCCCTGCATGCTGTCGTTGTAGTCGATCCGCACGTCCAGGAAGCCGCGCGACGTGATGATCCCGTCGGCGAACATGTCGCTGCGCTTCCAGTCGAGCTGGTTGTTGTCAGCGATCTGCTTGAAGACCTTGTTGAGGATGTCGGCGGTCTGCGACGGCGAGCCGTTGCGTGGGCGGAAGCTCGTCTCCGCGCGGTTGTAGATCTGCTCGCCCATCACGGTGCTGACGGTCGAGATGATCTTGTTGATGGTCAGCGCCGGGCGGCGCACGAGGTCCAGACGAGCCTTGTCGGCGCGGTCCCATTGGTCGCCGCGGAAGAAGGCGTCGCACTTGTCGGCCTTCTCGATGTACTTGGCGTGCCCGTTGTCGCGGGCCCAGGAGTAGCGCGTCCAGACCTTGGTCGCCAGATCGTTATCGATGGGCATTCAGGGCCTCACTTGAGGAATCGCAGCTTGTAGAGGGTCTGCGCGGTCGTCGCGATGGCCTCGTCCACGATGTTCTCGAGGGCCGTCTCTCCTGCGCAGACGTTGGTGCGGTTCGCCTTGAGCCAGTCCACCAGGTCGACCAGGAAGATCAGCGGGTCGGCTGCGGGGACGGGCACCTCCGGGTATTCGTCGATCACGGCGAACAGGCCCTGATAGGCCTCGCAGAACGAGTCCGCGGCCTCGACGATGTCTTCGTAGAACGCCTGCAGCGCGACGTGCGCGGCGTAGGAGCGGGTCTTGAAGTGCGCCATGTGCGCCGCGGTGCGGGCGGCGAAAAGGCGGGCAACGAGCTGGGCGGCGTGGTCAGTCATCGGCGCCTCACGCGGTCATGTGGCTGCCGCCACCACCCATCAGACTCCGGACTTTGTCTTTCCACGACTTCATTGGCTTCGCCTGCTGTGCTCGGGGTGGCTCTCGACCCACCGCCATGGTCGTCATCCAGGCCAGCGAGTCGACTTGGTCGTCGTGCACGCCGGTCGGAAATCGGAGCATCTCCGTGCGAGCGGCGTCGTACCACCCAGCACCTTCAGCGAAGCTCACCATCCCCTGCTGCATACGGCCTTGGAGCGGTCGGGCTCGGGCCTGCTTGTCGGTGATGGGTTTCAAGAGCACGACGGACGGATAGAACTTCCGCTCTCGCATGCGCTTCTTCAGAAGCGACTCGATCGCGCGGTAGATCTGGCCGTCCTCCATGCCCAAGATCAGGTTCGGACTATACCATTTCTGGCAAAGATTCAAGATAGATTCAACGATGAAGAAGGCGTCGCCGCTCTTGAAGCGGACCATGTCGGCGACGTGCAGGATGTCGTTTTCGTCCTGAAGACCGACCGATCCGACGGTGTAGTCGTTGTGTTTCTTCTCACTGATGGCGAAGTCGAAAGCCACGTAGACGTTGGCGCGCTTGAGCGGCGGCAGCGGCCCTTGGCGGAACTGCTCCTTCGTGAAGTAGGCGCCGTCGTCAGGCACCGGGTTCTGCTGGTACAGGGCGGCCCAGAAGCGGTTCGGGATCGTCTTGCGGATGCGGTTGAGCTTGACCAGGTCGTAGCGCTCCGGGTGGAGGGCCTCGCCCTTCTTGCGCAGCATCCGGCCCGACGCCGGCGGCTCGTCATAGACGATCAGGTCCGTCTCGTCGTCCAGGTACTCGTCGTGCTCGGCGATGGCGGGGTACTTGACGATCTCGAACTGGTCGGCTTCGGGGTCAGAAGCCATGGCGGTCTGGAGCTTGCCTGCCAGGTCGTCGTCATGCCACCAGGTCTGGATGACGAGGACGCCGCCACCAGGTGCAAGACGCGTGTAAGCAGTCGAGCCGTACCAGTCCCACAGCTTTTCGCGGACATCAGCACTGTCTGCCTCCTCGGCGTTCTTGATCGGGTCGTCGATGAGCAGGACGTGCGCGCCCTTACCCGTGATACCGCCGCCCACGCCGGCGGCCACGTAGCCCCCGCGCGTGCCGGCAATGCCCCACTCCTCGTTGGCCTGGAAGTCAGGGTGCAGGCGGGTGGTGAAGACGCTCTGGTAGCTCGGGTCGACCAGCACCTCCTTGACCTTGCGGCTGAAGGACATGGCCAGCGACACGTTGTACGAGCAGGCGATAATTTCGTGCTCGGGGTAGTGCCCCAGGTGCCAGGCCGGGAACATGCGGCTGGCCAGCTCCGACTTCCCGTGCCGCGGGGGCATCAGGATCATCAGGCGCGGGCTCTTGCCCTCGGCGACCTCACGCGAGAAGCGCTCCAGGCGCCGGGCGATGTCCTGATGGACCCAGCCGGCGCTGTAGCGGGGGTTGATGCGCTGCGTGAACGGGATCAGGTGGCGCTTGGCCAGGATGCGCTGGGCCAGCTCGACCTGGGCGGCCAGGACCTTGGGGTCAGGCTTGGGCGCTGCTGGCGCTGGAGGGGCTGCGGGCGCGCACCCACGCAAGGGCGCACCACCAGCGGCGCTTCGCGGAGACGGGGCCGGGGCCTGCGTTCTCCCAACCTTCGATCCAGACGCGGATGAAGTCTTCGCTGCGCCCTTCTTCACGGAGCTTGCGGACTTCGCGGTTGCGCGCGTTTTCGATCGGCTTGTCGAGGAGGACGTGGAGCGCGTCTTTGTACTGGAGGCCATCAGACGTTGTGATCATCGGATTCCTCGCCATCAGGGTCGTCGGGGTTGGGGAGCGCCATGGCTTCGGCCGCCTGGATCGCGGCCATGCCCTCGGCAACCATCTTGATGAGGTCCTCCGTGTCCAGGGTCTCCAGCTTCTTGTGGACGACCTGGCCGTTGACGGACACCTCGATCTTCTGCTTCACGGGCTCGTAGTAGCCGCACATGCGCCCGATCTCACGGGCGGCTGACACCATCGTGGCCGGCTCGGCCATGAGCTTGGCCATCTCGTAGGCCTCGATGTGCATGTCCATGACCTTCTTGCGGGTCATCTGGGCGGCTTCTTCGAAGCGGGCCTTGATCCGGTCGTACTCGGCGCGGATGTTGGGCATCTTGGCCATGCGGTAGCCGTAGCTGGGCTGCTCGTTGTAGCCGGCGCGGTGCATGGCAGTGGTGATCGACTCACCCTCGGCCCAGTACTTCACGAAGGCCTTCTGCATCTCCGTGAGCGGCTTGTCCACGGGCACCAGCGCCGCGGCGGCCATGGTCGTGGTCTCGCGGGCGACTGCACGCACAGCGGCGCCGCGCGTCTTGTCTGGGGGTCGGACTTGCTTGGCTGGCATGGCCTCGATTCTAGATCGTTTCTCGACAAACGATTTTCTCGCAAAATTTTTGGAAGTGGGTAAGTCGCGAGGGGTGGGGTACTTCGGATTCGGTGGCGGGGCGGCGAAGAAAAGTCGTGGTGGAGGGCTACACAGCGCCGCGTGAGTCTCCCCTCCCCCTCGCCGCTTGGACGCACCCCACTTCGGATTTCGTCTCCGAGCGCCTCGAAAAGGAGTCTCTTCGCTCCTGGCTCACGAGTACCTCGCTGCGCTGCCCAACAGCCGACGCCCAGCAAGCTGGTCGTCCTGCGTGCGCCGTGCATCTCAACTCTCCACGAAGGAGCACACCATGGATTGCATCGAACTTGACGTCGAAGTCGTTGTCGCTGACGAAGCGTTTGACATCCACCCGCCGCACCCGGCCGCGGTGTGCGACGCCCACGTCGACGCCGCGTGGGAGCACGCGCGCGAGATCAACCCCGACGCACACGTCCAGGCGTGGATCGTCTACTTCAACGACATGCCGTTCTGAACAGCCACCAGCCGGCAAGCCGGCTGGCCTGCATGCCACCTCTGTCTCAACTTTCATCACTGGAGCACATCATGACTGCACGCGCTAACACCACCATCGGCCTGACCATCGGCAAGGCTCTCGGCAACGCTGCCGCCTACACCGTCCACGGCGCTGTCCGTGCCGCAGAGGGCGCTGGCCGCCTCGGCGCTGACATCACTGCGGGCGCCACCGCGCAGTACACCGTCAAGAGCGAGGAACTCGCTGCACGGCGCGAGGCCATGCGCGCTGAACTCAAGGCGCGCGCCGAGCAGGGCCTGCTCGACATCGCCGGCCTCGTGGCCGAGCCCGCCGAAGCCGAGCCGGTGCGCATCAAGGCACCGCGTCGCACGGCCAAGGCCTGACGCATCAGCACCGGGGCCAAGGCCCCGGTGCCTCGCGCCTCGGGCGCATTCATGGGTAACAGGAGAGCTTCATGGGCAAGACCGTGACCAAGGCCGAGATGGCGGCCGAGCTGGATGTGCTGCGTCGCCACTGCGACGAACTCAGCACGAAGTGCGACGTGCTGGCGCTGGAGAACGACGAGCTTCGTTCCCAGGTCGCCAGGCTCAAGGCAGCACCGGCCAACAAGGCCGATGGCATGGGCCTTGTCACTGGCTCACCGAGTGAGCGTGTGCGAGTGCTGCCGCAGCGCAACCGCATCGTCCACGAGTTCGACCCGGATCTGCCGGGCGACTACCTGCGTGCAATGCAGCGCGCCCGGGAACTGGGCGGCGTTGTGAGGAGGAAGCAATGATCGTGCGCCGCTCGAGCTGGGCGGCGCGGCTCGCTTGCCGCCTCGCCCGTCACATCCCGTCTGTATGGGTTGAGTCCTGCCGTGTGGGCAGCGACTTGACCTCGTTTGTCCGCATCACGCTAAGGAGAGCGAAATGATCGAAGCGGTGTTCGTCTTCGGGTTTCTGAACGTGCTGTTCGAGTTCATCTTGCTCAGCATGATCCCGCCGCGCACTCGGCTCAGAGTGCTGGGTTCGCAGGCTCAATGTGTGAGCTTGCACTTCTTGTGCCTCATCCTGAATCTCGCGATTCACTGGGGTACGTTGATTGGCACGATGAGCGGGATCTTCTCGTTCATCTGCTCCATCTTCACCGTGAGCATTGCACGCATGGTGTTCGGCTACATCACGGGCACGCGCTATCGACGCGGCATCGTGGGCTACACGAAACAGGAGATCGCGTGATGCGTGAGCTTGACGAACAGACCCTCGCACGCCTCGACGAAGAGGCGTACATCGCAGCGGCCGAGCGCGAGTCGCCGAACTCGCCCGGCTTCGACGTACTGCGCGAACGCATCTATGAGCAGCTCTGCGAGAAGGAGGCTGCGTGATGTGGGTCGTGTCGTACTGGGATCGAGACGCGGATTGGCACGTAACGGTGCTGGTCCCCACTCACGAAGCTGCGCTGCGCAAGCAGGCATGGGCCGAAGCACGTGGCCACTCTAACGTGCAGATCAAATTCAAAGGAGCCAAGTGATGGCCATGAAATTCACCGTCGTCGCGCACAAGGGCAACAACGAATCGCCCGCCTACATCGCCACGCACTCCACGTTCGAGGAAGCGTGGCTCGATGCCCTCGAAGTGCTCAGCTACGACCACGCCGTCATCGAAGCCCGCGACATGAACGGGCTCAGCGATTTCGTCTACAAGGTCGACATGCATGCCGCGGAATACCGCCCGCTGCTGCGTCCCACCGAGCAGATGCACGAGATGCTGCGTACTCAGCCCGAGGCCGCTATCGACGCAGGTGCATGGGGATGACCATCGACATGCCTACGGTGCGGCGCTACCTCAACGCGCTCACCAGGCTCGAGTCGCATCCGACCTTCGGGTCATTCGCTCGGCGCACGCTGCGCGAAATGCTCGAGCCTGGCATCACGCCCACCGAGTACATGACGCCTGTCATCACGCTGCCGGAGGACAAGCTCACCCCGGAAGAGCGTGCATGGCGCAAGGCTGCCCAGTCAGCAAGCTGCCTGGCCTGAATTCACCTCTCACAACATCGGAGCCCAACATGGCAGTGAAGATCAAGCGCTATACCGAAATCCGTGCTTCGTTCGTTTCTCTTGAAGAGATTACGCACGAACTGGCAGAGCAGGCAGACACCAGCACGGAGCCGTATGAGGTGCTGCGTCGCAAGACCAAGAACCTCGCCTCTCTGCTGGACTGCACCGAGGAAGAGGCAGAGCGAATCATCCTGGAGCGGATGTGATGCTGGACTTGCGCACTGAAGCACTGCGTCTCGAAGCCAAGCGCATCGAACGCAGCATGAAAGCTCCGGTGGACAACGCACCGCTGTTCTCCGCACCACCGCGCGAGGACCACAAGCCTGCGTTCGTCTACCGGCTGGAGACCGTCCCAGCCACCACGCCGCAACGCCCCTTCTCGTTGCCTGACGAGTACTGGGAGCAATTCCCTCGCATGGCCAACGCGCTGCGTCTCGCACACGAGCAGCGTCATCCGTTCGAGTGGCTTGAGTGAGTTCATCTCTCTGGGTGCTGCGCGTGCCCAGACAGACGCACTCCCGCGTCATTCCAACCTGTAACGAAAGAGAGTTCCCCATGTCCAAGACCTTCAGCACCAACATGTCGTTCGACCTGATCGAGTACATCCAGGATCTGCCCAACGTCGAAATCGCGGCACAGGCCATGCAGTCCGTGGCCTTCCGCATCGACGTGCTCATCCAGAGCAATGCGCGTGCGATCTTCAAGCAGCTGCGCAAGGAAGAGCAGGAATCGCTGCCCATGGCCGAGCGTACCGCTGACACGCTGGCTGAAATCGAAGCAGCCTTCGCAGAGATGAAAGCAGCAGATGCAGCGTTTCATGAGACCGGCATGAACCGCAGCGGGTTTGTGCGGATCATCAAGGAGTTGCTGGCCATGCGCGACGCAGTCAACGAGTCCGCTCAATCGCTCACTGCCATGACCGTGGACTGGAAGGGCGATCCGCGCAAGTTCGAGCCGACCGACTTGAACGACCTGTTCATGATGCGTCCCAACATGCGCGTCACGGACCTGGAGAAGCAGCGCATCAACGCCACTGCGCAGCTCATGAAGGAACATGGCCTGGCCGACAACCTGTCGGTCGACGAGCTGGTTGCTCTGGATGTCGAGCGTCGCAAGAACGAGCTGGAGCGCATGGCCGACACGCTGGAGAGCCAAGCGCACATCGTGCAGAACTTCTTCATCCTGGCAGAGCGCGAACCGATGGATGACGTGGCGAGCGACTTCTGGCTCATGGATCTCGGCACGCAACGTGTGCTGATCGAAGCTGCACGCAATGCCATCGTGCGTGAGATCGACCGAGCCAAATCGAACCGCAAGCTGGATTCGATGACGTTCATGCAAGTCGTCGGCCTCGGCATGCAAGCCGTGAAGAAGCTCGACGAAGTGCTGCGCTCTCCGAAGTTCGTGCAGCGCCAGATCGAAGACAGCGTGGTCGAGAAGTAAGTAGGTGCGGAGCGGCGGGTCGAGGCCTCGTCGCTCTGCTCCTCGCCTGAAAAGTCGCTCGGCTCTCGCCTCGCCGCATTGACCTCCGCGCTTCGCGCGTCGGGTCGCGGTGGGCGAGAGCCGAGCGTTAGCGGCTCGGGGCCTTATGGGAAGGATGGGAAGGCCTGCGTTCTTACGCTGGCGGCCGAGTTACCTTTTTCTATAGGAAATATCTTCTAAGT